ATGTGGCCGATTATCAACTGAACGATAGTAAATTGCTATTTCTTCACTACCCCATTCCAACACGTCTTTATGTTTATCACAATATCTCATAAATCTATGTTCCCAAGAACTTCTATAAATTATGTTTTTAACGTTGCCTTTATATTTCTGTGGGTTCAAAGGTTTAAATATACCTTGATAGGGTCGCTTATCTATATTCTTCAACTTCTTCATAAACTTATTTATTACCAACATAAATAGTATTATGGCAAGCGTATTTGATACAATCAAACTAAAGGCAGGTGATACAGACAGGTCTGCTACTTGGTATAGAACACAAGTAAATAGAATTGCTAGTGGTACTACTGCTAGACAGTTGTTTAGACAGGGTAAACTTAATGGTAGACCTAGTGTAGGACGATTGAACTTATTTGGGTATAATCCTAAATTTAGAAAGACATTACCGTATTATGATATATTCCCTTTAGTATTGCCATTAGAACCAATATCAGGTGGATTTTTAGGTATGAATTTTCATTATCTACCACCGTTATTAAGATTTAAACTATTAGAACGTATGCAGGCAACTGCTACGGATCAACGATTTGATAGTAAAACAAAATTTGATGTAACTTATGATGATGTAAAAAATATAAAAATTGTAAAACCAACAATTAAAAAGTATTTGTATTCATATGTACAAACAGGATTTTTAAGAATAAATGCAGATGAAGCTGCAGTTGCAATATACTTACCTGTACAAAGATTTAAAAAGGCAAGTGAAGCACAAGTTTATTCAGATAGTAGGAGATTTATTTAATGTCATTAATTAGTGTAGGTAAAAAGATAGGCGATTTAGATATAAGATTAGGTATACCACCATCAAAACCACAATTCAGCGTAAAAGAAACTAACAACAGAATATCAGCCAACAACGCTACATCTAATTACAATTCAGTTTATAATGTGTTTAGATCAGGTATTACACAGGCAGGTGGATTTGCTAGACCAACACAGTTTTTAGTTACTGTAGATGGTCCTAAAGGAAATGTATTAGGTAATATTGGTATTTACAACGATTATCAATCTTTAGATCAGGCTGCTAGATTACAAAAAAGTGCTAAATTATCAGACGCTATAAAAACTAATTTACAGTTAAGAATGGATTTATTTTGTTCAAATGTTTCTATTCCAGGTAAAACAATCACAGATGATGTTAATGAAACGTATTATGGTCCTAAAAGAGCAATAGCAAAAAATGTACAGTATGACGAAGTTACATTAGAATTTTATACAAGTATAAATTACGAAGAACGATTATTTTTTGAGGCATGGCAAAACTCAATTGTAGATCCCATTAGTCATAACGTAGGTTACTATGATGACTATGCTACACCATGTATGATTACAATTACACCACTAACAAAGACATTTATTGCAGCTTTATCTAACTTTACACCAAGTGGTGATCCAGGTAGAGATAGACAAGAAATAAGAAAAAGTTTAGGTGATACTTCAGGATTTTCATCATATCAAGTACAAATGTATGAAGTTTGGCCTAAAACTATTGCAGCTACACCATTAAGTTATGATGCAGTAAATCAAATTGTTAAAACAAGTGTTACATTTACGTATAGAAATTACGCCACAACAGCATGGAACTTTTTAGCAAAAGATAATACTGAGGAATTTAATACTTTAAACAGACTTGAATATAGAACTAATACAACAGCGATACAAGGTAATTTATTAGATAATTTACCTTTTGGTATTGGTAATGAAATAGGTAGAGCTGGTCGACAAGTGTATGAAACAATTAAAAAGAATTTGCCTATAGGCAGAGTAACGGGTGGTCGTGTATTCCCGAAAGGTCTTCCAGATCCTAAAATTATACGAGATATATTTTATTAATAAAGGAGTAAATAATGAGTTTATCATTTTTGAGAGTGCCTGAATATGATTTGACTTTATCAAACAATGTCAATATTAAGTATAGACCGTTTTTGATTAAAGAAGAAAAAATATTATTGATGGCTGTTGAAAGTAGAGATGAGGGTGAGATGAACAATGCTTTAATTAAAATTGTTCAAAACTGTACACTATCGAAGATAGATGTAACAAAGTTACCTGTATATGACTTTGAATATCTTTGGTTAAATATAAGAGGTAAATCTGTTGGTGAAACAATAGAAATGAAACTAAAGTGTCCAGATGACGATACAGTTACAGTTGACTATCAGTTAAAGATAGAAGACGTAAAACCTGATTTAAATAAAAAGTTTGAAACAAAAGTTGAATTTGAACCAGGTTATGGAGTGATTATGAAAGTGCCTACTATCAATCACATATCTAATAAAAAAACTTTATTAGACTTGTCATATAATTTAGTGAGAGATTGTATTGCTCAAATTTACAATGGTGAAGAAGTTTTTGAAGCTAATGACTTGTCAAAAGAAGAACTGGATGAGTTTGTTGAACACTTGACAACAAAACAGTTTGGTATGATAAGAAAATACTTTGAAAGTTTACCAATTGTATCTCATTTGATTAAATACAACAATCCTAAATCAGGCAAAGAGTTTACATTATTATTACAAGGGGCATCTGATTTTTTTCAGTAACCCTCTTACACGAGTCGCTTGAAAGTTATTATAGAACGAATTTTGCTTTAATGCAATACCATAAATATTCGTTAAGTGAATTAGAACAAATGTTACCGTGGGAGAGGGAAATATATGTTGAGATGCTTATGCAACATATAAAGGAAGAAAATGAGAAAATAAGAGAAAAACAAAGAGGGAGAACATAATGTTAGAAACAGGAAAAAATGTAATTAAAAACGTGTGGGTATTTTTAAGAGATGAAGTACCACAGTTTATGTCAAACTGGAGATTAATACCAAGAGTATTCATGTTGTTATATGGATATGCTTTCTATATGACTATGCAATGGTTTATGGCACTACCTGAACCAAACAACGCACAGGCAGGTTTTGTATCTGTAGTCGTTGGTGCTGGTGCAGCTTGGTTTGGTTTATATGTAAATGGTAAACCTAGTAAGATAGAAACAAAAAAATAATAAACAATGGCTGAAGAAAAAGTAAAGTTTAAAAAGGTAAGACCTAACTTCAAAACCATCCTTGAAAAACAAAAAAAGATGGAAGATGATGAGAAGTTTGCTATATCTGATTCATTACAAACATACATTGATGATATACAAAAAGGTGCTGGTTATCAGAACCAAGAAAAACTAGAAAAGGCAAATATAAGACAAGAGATTATCAATTTTGTTGATAACTATACTATTGCTGACCTAGACAGTATCAAAGGTATGGAGTTTGATGAGGCTTTACAATTACAAAAATCTACAGATAAAAAGATACAAGAAACTATAGGCACAGGTCAATTGAATAAAGCAGAAATTGACTTTATTAAAGCAACTGTAGGTGAAACAAATAAAAGACTTGCTGAAGTACTAGGTGTTTCAACAAGATTGAAATTTGCATTTAGAGATTTAAAGAAAGAATTAAAACCACTAAAGTTAGCTGCTAGATTAGGTGTTACAAGAATACCAATTATTGGTAAAAGAATTGAAAGAGCAATACGTGCTGAAGAAGAAGGCGAGTCAGAAGCGTTACGTATTAAACGAGGGTTAAGAAAACGAGAGGCAAGATTAGGCAGAAAGGAAGGCGATAGTCGTGCATTAGAACAACCTAGTGAAATTCAACAGACAAAAACAACTGCTAAACAAGTTACTGCTCAGATGATGGGTGTAGACTCTGCTAAACCTGACTTGTTTGCAAGCAAAGAACAAAGAGTAGAAGAAGAAAGAGAGTCTGATACACAGTTTGAGACCACAAGCAATATATTAGAAAAAATATTAATAGAAAGTGAATTGACAAATGAGTTACTTGGTGGTAAGAAAAAAGATAAAGGTGGATTGCTTGATGGTGAAGGTGGTCTTGCTGAAGGTATATTAGCAACATTGGGTATTCAAAAGTTTGTAAAATTTATTAAAGGTGTAAAACTTGCAGGTTTAGGCACAACACTTGCAACCTTTGGTGGTTCAATTGCTACGTTTGCAGGCCTGTTAACATCCGTATTTGCTTTACCAGCCTTTTTAGCGTTTTTAAATAGACCACAAGGTCCTGAAGAACTTGAAGATATGAAACAGAAAAGTATGGACCTATCATCTTCAGCTAATAATGAAGGTGTATTGCAGGAAGATATAGATAGAGAAAATGCAGATAGACAAATTGCTATCAATAAAGATGAAAGAAACAAATTAATTAAAAGAGGTGATTTACCTGAAACTGTAACACTGGACCAATATACAAAGGCAAAAGAAGAGGCTGATGTAGGAAATAGAATAACAAGTTGGTGGTCAGGCAAAATTAAAGATGACGAGGTAGAAAGAATTATACAAGTTTTATCAAAAGGTAGTACTACAAATGAGGGTGATGTTGTTACTACTACAACATCAACAGATTTAAGCTCTGTATCAAACACAACAGAAACTAAACTTGATAAGGTAAATGAAATGTCATCTAGCGCTTTACAAAAAGATATGCAAAGTTTAGGTACAGGAACTACTATGATGTTTAATAATCAACTAAATGACAATTCAAGTACACAAAATAAAACAGAATATGGCTCAACAACAATAGGAACAACAAATTCTGACACTAAGGTTCAAAAGTTTGCAGATTATTCATAAATATTAAAGAGAAAAACATATGGCATTTCAACCTTTTAAAGCAATAACAAACGTAATAAACGGATTAAGGAAAAAATCAAACGTTTTACAAGGTCCTACAATACCTAGTTTTAGCACTATTGCCAGTAAAAAGGGAATTATAAATTACAACCCTACAAATGCTGATTATTCATCACCTCACAGATCAGAAAGTAACAAGTTTTTTGTATATCCTTTAGATGTAAAAGACCAAGAACATTACATTTTGTTTGACATTATAGAGAGAACTGGTGAAACTGGTGATATGTCAAGTGTAGGTAATACACAATTAACAAAAAGAGCCGACAATTTAAATACAGTTGTCTATGGTGCAAACAGATTTTTTAGTGAAGGATCAACGTCAGGTATATTAGGAATACCTACAGGTAAAGGATCAGCAAGAGTGGTTAAAAATTCTATTGCAATTTATATGCCACAAACACTTAAATTCAATATGTCAGCAGATTATGGTGCTGAAGAAATAGGTGGTGCTTTAGGTGCATTTGCTAAAATAAAAGATGGTATGAATAGTGGTACATTTTTTGGTTCAGATATGGGTGCAGTTGCTCAACAAGCAGGTAAATTAGCAACAGGTTTAAGTTCCTTTTTTACTGGTGGTTTAGGTTCAGGTATTGGTGCTGCTGTACAACGTGGAACAGGTATTGCTCCAGCTGCCATGACTGAAATGATTTTTAACGGAATAGATTATCGAAGTTTTAGCTTTACATTTAAGTTTACACCAAGAAATAGAAAAGAATCCGATGTAGTAAATCAATTACTTCACACAATAAAAGACGCTATGTTACCTTTAAAATATGGTGAAGGACAAAGTATAGCTGCATACAAAGTGCCACACGAATTTGTAATTAGATTTATGAAAGGAACTAAAATAAATCCATTTATTGATCAAATAGGTTTATGTGCTTGTACAGGTATTGATATAGACTATGGTAGTGATAAGTTTTCAACTCACGCTGCTGGTGATCCTGTAACAATAGACGCTACTATAAGTTTTAGAGAACTAGAACTAATGGAAAGAAGTCGTTATAATTCATTACGTGCTAGTGCAAAAGAAAAAGGTTTAGATATAGGAGGTAGTCATTAATGCCATCATACTTTAAACAATTTCCTAAAATCTATTATGACGCTGCAGGTAACGGTAACTACAAGTTAGTAACCAACCTATTAAGACGTGTACAGATAAAAGAAGGATTAAGAGAAAGTGCTGCTTTATTTGATCTATACGATATTACAGGTGAAGAAACACCAGAGTCCGTAGCAGAACAGTTTTATGGTGATCAAAAATACTATTGGATTATATTGTTGTTTAATAACATTAAAGA